TCAAGATTAAAGAAAGCGGGTGTTTCAGGTTACAACAAGCCAAAGAGAACACCGGGACATGCCAAAAAGTCACATATCGTTGTGGCTAAAGTAGGCACTAAAGTAAAGACTATTCGATTCGGACAGAAAGGAGCTANNACAGCAGGTAAGCCTAAATCGGGTGAGTCAGCTGCAATGAAAGCAAANAGAAAGAGTTTCAAGGCGCGCCACGCAAAGAATATTGCTAAGGGCAAGATGTCAGCCGCATACTGGGCAGACAAAGTTAAATGGTGATGCTAAATGTTAATGGAGCTTGGGGCTATAATGTCTGCAGTCAATACTGCTACTTCGATGATAAACAGGGTGGCTTCTACCACTAATGATATATCTTCCATAAGTGGGTTTCTTACTAGCTTAGGCAGTGCGCAGGTAGATTTACAGACTTTATCTAATTCAGGTAAGTTAACTGAAAAAGATGCTATTCAAGCTGCATTAACTAAGAAGCAAATAGACGAAACTATGAAAGAGATTAAAGATCTCTTCACTATCAGTGGCAACGGGGCCCTGTACGCTGATGCTATGCAAGAACTAGCAAATGCTAGAAAAAGAAGACTCGATGAAGTAAAGCGCAAACAAAGAGAGCGCAAAGAACTAATCGATATGATTAAGCTAGGCACTATAGCTGTAGGGGTGTGTATTTTTCTAGTACCTCTGATAATAGGCTTTATCATTAATTTAGTTAAGGGGTAATCTATGAGAACTGATCTTCAAGAATTCGAACTTAGACAGCAAGCTGAAAGGATAGAACAGCAACGCAAAGACATCATGAAGTTATTGGGTAGTGACTCTCCTGACGAGTGTTGTGGTTGTTGCGACCCTTGCGAGTGTGACCCCTGTGAATGTAAATGAAGCAGTTACAGAAAGACTCAATATACGCACAATTTGACTTAGATGGGGACGGAACTGTGTCCGACGAAGAAATAAAAAGAGCCCAAGACATGCTAGAGATAGAATTGAGGGAAGAGAAGTCAGAAGCTCAAAAACGAATGGCCTGGGTAGCAATGTTATCTATGATTGGGTTCAGTGCACTTTTATTCAGCACAGCGGTAACAGAAACAAGAGTAGCAGCCTTAGCAGACCTGTTAGGGCTATTTTACATAGCGCAGGCTGGTGTAGTAGGTGCATACATGGGAGTATCCGCATGGATGAGTCGAAAGTAACATATTCAAAAGAGAAGTATAAAGTATGATAGAAGTTAGCAGGCAAGATATAATCCCAGATTATCTTCTTGACTTTCCAGCACACGATAAGTTCCTCAAACTCCCAGTAGAGCCATACATGGATTTACTGGGCATTGAGCCCCTCCCCTCCCAGGTAGCTATTATAAATGCTATCAATTCCCCTAAGTACAGATTCATCTGTGCAGCCGTTTCCCGACGTCAGGGGAAAACTTATATAGCCAATATTATTGGGCAACTAGTATCTCTTGTTCCTGGTTCCAATATTCTTATTATGTCCCCCAACTATGCCTTGTCTCAAATTTCTTTNGACCTCCAGCGNACGTTNATCAAACACTTTGACCTAGAAGTTACCAAAGACAACGCAAAAGATAAGGTTATTGAAATATCTAACGGCTCTACAATCCGGATGGGATCAGTAAATCAAGTTGACTCCTGTGTTGGTAGATCGTACGATTTAATTATTTTTGACGAAGCGGCACTAGCTGATGGTAAAGATGCTTTCAACGTAGCACTACGTCCCACGCTAGATAAAGACAATTCAAAAGCTATCTTTATTTCAACACCACGGGGTCGCAACAACTGGTTCGCAGAGTTTTTTGATAGAGGCTTTGATGATCAGTTTTCAGAGTGGGTATCTATAAAAGCTACTTATAAGTCTAATCCTCGTATGTCAGAGAATGATATCTTAGAAGCTAGAAAGAGTATGTCAGAAGCAGAATTCCGCCAAGAGTATGAAGCTGACTTCAATACTTTTGAAGGACAGGTATGGAGCTTCGACTTCGAGAAATGTGTGGGCTCCTTCCAGGATATGCAAACTAAGCGCATGGACATATTTGCAGGACTTGACGTAGGTTATAGAGATCCTACTGCATTTTGCGTACTTGGTTATGACTGGGACGAAGAGAAATACTATTTACTTGATGAGTACTTAGATGCAGAGAAGACAACTGAGCAGCATGCTGGTGAAATACAGAGACTGATCGACAAGTGGGATATAGACTATATTTTTATTGACTCTGCAGCTCAGCAAACACGCTTTGACTTTGCACAGAACTATGATATCAGTACAATTAACGCTAAAAAATCAATATTAGATGGAATAGCAAAGGTAGAGGGAATAGTAGATAATGACTGTTTGCTTATTGACCAGACCTGCACAGAAACTTTAGCAGCACTTGACCAGTACCAGTGGGACCCTAACCCGAATCTGCTTAAAGAAAAGCCCAAACACAATAGAGCCTCGCACATGGCAGACGCACTAAGATACGCCCTCTACTCGTTTGAAACATCAAACAGTGGTTTTTAACGATACCATTGCAAAAATAATATTTGACATGGTACCTCAAACTCGATATAATTCTGGTATTAGAAAATGAATTTAAAAAGAGACATCGTAAAATACATAAGAGACAAAGCAAAGAATAAGTATGAAAAAGGCAGTGAATGCCGAATATGTGGAGAGAAGGCTAAATTAGACTTTCACCACTTTCATACGTTAGCCCCTCTTATACATGATTACGTAGCAAAGAACAAACTAGACCCTAAGAATGTACTTTCTTTTAGAGAAGACTTCATAGAGGAGCATCAAGCAGAGTTATACGAACACACCGTAACTCTCTGCAATGCTCACCACTTACAGTTGCATTCCATTTATGGGAGAAACCCTAGCTTAGGTACCGCTACTAAGCAAAAGAACTGGGTAGAGATTCAAAGAGAAAAACATGGCATGGTATGATAGATTTATAGGCAAAGATGTAGAGGAAAAACTAAATCCTGCACAACCTTACTATGACCATAAAGTAGAGCCTTCTAGAGAGCACACAACCAGTTACGAAAGAGCGTATGAAGATCTAGAGATCGTAAACAGAGGTGTCAACATAATAGTGGATGACGTTTCTGAGATTCCTATATCTGTAGGCGCTCAAATACCTGGAATCCAAAGTGTAATAAAAGGGATTAAAAGATCAAGGGTAGAACTACTCTTGAATAAAGAGCCCAATCCTTTTCAGGATATCAGTACTTTTAGACGTAATCTAGTTACTGATTATTTAATAGATGGCAATATATTTATTTACTTTGATGGCGTACACTTATACCACCTACCCGCAAATAAGATGACTATTCACGCTAGTGATAGTACTTATATTGAAAAGTTCAGCTTTAATCAGACAGTAAACTATAAGCCTAGTGAGATTATTCATATTAAAGATAACTCTTTCTACTCTATTTATAGAGGAGTATCCAGACTAAAGCCAGCATTGCGCACAATGGTGCTTATGCGAAACATGAGAGACTTTCAGGATAACTTCTTTAAAAACGGAGCGGTACCTGGTTTAGTACTGAAGTCTCCTAATACTCTATCTGAGAAAATCAAAGAGAGAATGATACAATCCTGGACTGCTCGTTATCGTCCAGATACTGGTGGTAGAAGACCTCTCATACTAGATGGCGGTATAGAGCTTGATAGCATTTCTAATGTAAACTTTAAAGAGTTAGATTTTCAATCAGCAATTGCCGAGAATGAGAAGATTATATTAAAAGCACTCGGAGTACCCCCTATATTATTAGACTCTGGGAACAATGCTAACATTCGTCCTAATATGAGAATGTACTACTTAGAGACAATTTTACCTATAGTTAGAAAGATTAACTTTGCCCAAGAACGTTTCTTNGGATTTCATCTTTCAGAAGATATTAAAGATATCCCGGCTTTACAGCCAGAGCTACGAGACGCGTCGGCCTACTATACTTCCTTAGTAAACGGAGGTATAATATCCGCTAATGAAGCTAGAGTACG